AACCTAAGTCATGGTGGTGGAGGTTTTGGTCATGAGTAAAATAGTTCTCGTTGAAACCGTTTCTATGTTCCGGCATATATACGCTGTAGAACTTGAAGATAACCAACCAGCAGATTATGCTGTAGAAGATGTTATGTATTTTACTACTGGCGGAGAAACAGAATTTGACGAAGTAGCACAAGAACATGTTGGCGAAAACATCTTATCACACCGTGTAGTAACTGAAGAAGAATACTTAGAACTTTTTGATCAACATAATCCATATGCCGCTCCTATGTGGACAGTTGATCAGAAGAAGAGATATATATACAAGGCTAAGCAATGCGAAAGCGAGATTCCAAAAGAAGATGGAAAGCAAGACTGAGACTGGGAAAGCAAATACCAATTTGGGTTATGATGAAGTATCGAGTATATCCTCCGCCCAATGAAAAACTCAAAGAAATTTATAATATATATAGAGAAACCGTTATGTTCAAAGAGGCAAATAAATGACAGACTTTACAGTTTACCAGCAGTATATTCACAAGAGCCGTTACGCAAGATTCCTTCCTGAAAAGAACCGTCGAGAACATTGGAATGAAACTGTTCAACGTTACGTTGATTACATGTTCGAGAAGGTTAATATCAACGACGATAAACTAAAGAAGGAAGTTTACGACGCTATCTATAATCTTGAAGTAATGCCTTCAATGAGAGCTCTTATGACTGCTGGTAAGGCTCTTGATCGTGATAATGTTGCTGGTTATAACTGTTCATACCTACCAATTGACGATCCTAAAGCATTCGATGAAGCAATGTGTATTCTTATGAATGGCACTGGTGTTGGCTTCTCTGTCGAACGTCAGTATGTAAATAAACTACCGGAAATTCCAGATCAGCTTTATGATTGCGACACTGTCATTACAGTTCGTGATTCTAAGGAAGGTTGGGCCAAGGGATTGCGTATGCTTATCTCCTTGCTTTATGCTGGCGAAGTTCCAAAGTGGGATCTATCTAATCTACGTCCTGCTGGTGCACCACTAAAGGTGTTTGGTGGTCGTTCTTCTGGACCAGAACCATTGAATGATCTATTCAAGTTTGTTATTCGTATTTTCAAAAACGCACATGGGCGTCGTCTCACTTCACTAGAGTGTCATGACATTATGTGTAAGATAGGCGAAGTCGTAGTCGTTGGTGGCGTTCGACGTTCAGCAATGATCTCCCTATCTAACTTATCAGACGACCGTATGCGTCATGCTAAAGCAGGACAGTGGTGGGAAGCAAATGTTCAAAGAGCTCTATCAAACAATTCAGCAGTATATACCGAAAAGCCAGACGTCGGTCAGTTCATGGCAGAATGGCTCGCAATTTACGAATCGAAGTCGGGCGAAAGAGGTATCTTTAGTCGAGACGCATCTCAGAGAGTGGCACGCAAAAACGGTAGAAGAGACCCATCTTTTGAATTCGGCACTAATCCCTGCTCTGAGATTATCCTGCGACCTTATCAATTCTGTAACCTTACAGAAGTCGTTATACGAGAGTCTGATACTGAGAAAACACTTGCTAGAAAGATTAAAGTTGCAAGTATACTTGGTACTTTCCAGTCAACAATGACATACTTCCCATATCTACGTAAGATTTGGCAGAAGAATACAGAAGAAGAAAGACTACTTGGTGTTTCATTTACTGGCATTTATGATTGCCCGTTGATGAATGATTATAATGATCCAGAGTTACCTGCTCGTCTAGAACGTCTTCGTCAGGTTGCTATTGATACAAATAAAGAATGGAGCGAGAAACTTGGAATTAATCAGTCAGTTGCAATTACTTGCGTTAAACCTTCAGGGACAGTTTCGCAGTTGGTTCTTTCCCCTAGTGGTATTCATCCCGGTCATGACCGCTATTATATCCGTCGTGTGCGTAGCGATAACAAAGACCCGCTTACAAAGCATCTTATTGATGCTGGTGTGCCTCATGAACCTGACGTTACTAAGCCTCACGCTACTACTGTCTTTTCGTTTCCAATGAGACTACCAGATACTTCAATTACCAGAGAGAATGTATCAGCTATTGATCATCTAGAACTTTGGTTGAAGTATCAGCGTCATTGGTGCGAGCATAAGCCATCCGTTACTATTAACGTAAAGGAAGAAGAATGGCCACGTGTTGGTGCATGGGTTTATGATCACTTTGATGAAATGTCTGGCGTATCATTCCTACCGCATGATGGCGGAACTTATCGTCAGGCTCCATACGAGACAATTACCCAAGCTGATTACGAAGATCTAAATAAAAATATTCCAACTACAGTCGATTGGGATGCTCTTATTGAGATGGATGACAATGTCGAGGGCGTTCAGACACTAGCATGTACTTCGGGTAATTGCGAAATATGATAGACGAAAAGTGGGAAGCTAAGAATGTTGGGTTAATTGAAAAACAATTCTTAGCTTCCCAAGAAGATAGAAATAAAAGAATAGAAATTTGCGAAGCGTGCGAACATCTACATCGATGGAAATATTGTAAATTATGTTGGTGTTATATGCCTCTCAAAACTCACATTAATAATTCAAGTTGCCCAATGGGTAAATGGGGTCCAGTATGAATACTAATGATTGGCAAAACGGTTATACTGCCGGATATCAAAATGGCTGGGAAGCTGGTTACAATAGAGGTAAGACCGAAGGTCTCCCTCCTTCAAACCCTTACAAACCAAATCTGCAAGATGATTACTTAAATAAGAAGCCGAGTTTTGGACATACTTGTTTTGTTTGTGGTAGATTTTTCGAGGCTGGTAAAGCGTATGGATATGTTTGTGGATATCATAATTGTCCGTCTAAAACATATTGCTCGACTACTTCTAGCGTAACGGCTGTTGCTTCTAGTAATGCATGTATAAATTCTTCTAATACTGCAGTATTTGACCCATGGTATTCAGTTAATGCATCTTCGGCTGTGCCGGACGGTTTATCTTATGAAGAGATTTATGGCTCTGTGGTTTATCAACAAAACAAAAAGAAGGAATAATAAATGAAGGTTGATGCAGAATTATTCGATCTTTGTAGAGAATTTATTAAAGAAAACAAAATTGATTGTTCGGAGACTATCTATCAAACAGATAGAATAGTTGAAAATTCTTTAGAATTTATTGAAGCTATCTGTGAATTGATTGGTTATCACGAAGAAGATGAAGACGAAGAAGAATACGAAGAGGACTAAATATCCCGAAGGAGATTCGGGATGTCATGGATTTATAAAGGTGAGATTGTAGAAGATATTGGTAATTATATTGGATTCGTCTATATAATTACCAATCTTCGCACCGAAAGAAAATATATCGGTAAGAAGAATTTTTATTTCTCAAAAACAAAACAGCTCAAGGGTAAGAAAAAGAAATACAAAGTAGAGTCTGATTGGAAAGACTACTTTGGATCTAATGAAGAGCTAAATCATCACGTAAACATATTCGGCCAAGATCAATTCAGAAGAGAGATTCTTAGATTCTGTTCTTCGAAAGGCGAGATGTCATACTTTGAATCCAAGTATCAGTTTCAGAACGATGTTCTCGAGTCCGATCAATGGTATAACTCGTGGATCTCGTGTAAGATACACAAGAAACACTTGACATTTTTGAAAAAGAAGGTATAATAAACCTATTAACAATGGAGGTGCATAATGCCATGGCCAAGTAAGAATCGACCACGTAAGGGTCGCCGTAAAGTCGGCAGTCAGAAGCGCAAGGCTCGTCGTTTGAAGGGTCGCAAGCGTAAGTAATTTAATCAAGAAAGGTGAATAATAATGAATAAGTTTTTTCTATCAGCAGCAATCGTTCTCGGTCTAACAGTTTCTGCATCCGCACTAACAACTCTAGACGAGACTCACAACGGTAAGACTGTTGCTGTTCCTGGTGCTACCAAGAGCAATGGCGTTTATGCACCAGCCGCACAGTATACCCCACACGGTCTAGTTGTGACTGCTCCTCCAGGCGCTGACGTTGATGTTGATAACGACGGTAGCGATATTTCTATTGATATTACCCCAAAGGGTAAGCAGGGTCTTCTTGGCCTTGGTGTTCTAGGACTATAAGAAATGCGTAAGCTGGATCTGGACGAAGTTAGAGAGTTCATTGTCAACACATCATTGTCAACAAAAATCTACATCGGTTCAGATTCAGCACGTTATCGTAAGGGTGATGTCTGGCATGCTGAATACTGTACTGTTGTGGTTGTTCACTATGATGGTAATCGTGGTTGTAAAGTTTTTGGTCAACTAGAATCTGAAAGAGATTATGATCAGAAGAAGGATAAGCCACGTATGCGCTTGATGAATGAAGTTATGCGCACAGCACAGATGTATTTGGATCTTGAGGAAGTTATCGGCTACCGAGATGTTCAAATCCATCTGGACATCAACCCTGACGAGAAGCATGGTTCTTCATGCGTAATCTCTGAAGCAGTTGGCTATATTAAGGGATTTTGTAACGTAGTACCTTTCGTAAAGCCCAACGCTTTCGCAGCATCTATCGCAGCTGATAGGCTGTTGGCATAATGAACTGTAAAGAAATAGAGACATCCAGTAACAGAATAATTCATGTATATGATGACTTGTTTGGTTACGCCGAAAGGTACAATTTTTATCTTTTCTATTCGAATTCTTTATTCAATATAACTGGTAATGATAGTGCTTCTTCGTCGTATCGTAAACAAATCTTTTCTAGATATTCTTACGTTGACTTGGAAACGTCAGGAATGCTAGAAACAGAAGGTTTCAAATTTATTTCTAAGAAGTATGATTTGCCTTCTAGAGAAATTCATCAGATACGAGTAAATTGTTCTAACGCTGCTGAGGATTGTTCTTTCCATACTGATTGTAAAAACGGGTTGACGTTTTTATATTATTCAAATATGGTTTGGGATAATGAGTGGGCTGGGTGTACTCTATTTTCTTCTGAAGACTTACAAGAAGTAGAGTACTGTTCTTTCTTTAAACCAGGAAGGGTTATTGTATTCGATGGATCTATTCCTCATATGATCCTTCCGCCAAATATGTACGCAAAAGAAAACAGATTATCGTTTGTGATTCAATATAAGTGAAATGCTATCTGAGAATGGCAAGAAAAATGTAAAGAAGTTTACCACAGATCAGTTATCTGAGAATGGTAGAAAAGGCGGTCTTGCTCTTAAAGGTAGACCAAAAAGCGAAGCCCATAAGAAAGCATTACGTGAGGCTTGGCTTAAAAAGAAATTGTCTCAGTAGAACAATTGGTTAGTTCCCGCTGCTCATAACAGCGTGGTTGTAGGTTCGAGTCCTACCTGAGACACCATTTTTGAAAGGATATATTATGCGTTTTATTATAGCACTAGCCTTTGCGCTAGTAACTCTCCCTGCACATGCTGGTTTTTTAGATGACTTGTTTGGTGGTTGGAATCAACCCCAGCAGGTCGCATATGGCAAGCACGGAAAGCATATAAATAATTATTCCACTGGTGGCGGACATAACGCCTCGTGGTATAACGACCGGAGCGGACGGACAGCATCCGGTATGCGTCATCATTACGGTGTGGCGCATAGAACCTTACCATTTGGAACCACGGTTTGTATCCACAATCCGTCAAATGGTAGGCAAGTAGAAGCCGTTGTAACCGATAGAGGGCCATTCGTCAGAGGAAGAACAATTGACGTTAATCAAAACGTGGCTCGTGCTCTAGGTTTCTCTGGAACCGCACATTTAAATTACCATCCGTGTTAAGAGTCGGTTGCACATAACAGAAAGGTAAATCCCAAAATGAAGAAGATTATTCTAGCTGCGATGACAGCAGCAGCTATGCTTGCATTCAGCAACGTAGCATCTGCCCGTCCTCACGGCAAACATAGTCAGTATTCAGCAAACTACGAAGTTGAAGAAACGAATCCTCTAGATGCAATTCTAGGTGGAACTGACGACAACTGGGGCGTGTCGCCTGTTTTTAAATTTAAAAGCAGAAAGCATGCTCAATCATACTATAAACAAAGAGAGGCAACTTATCGTTTCGATCAAGCAGACGAATCATATACAGGTGGTTCAATTGTAGCACTTGGTCGTGAGTTGCAGCATGCTGGATTCCGTGTTTCTGAACACCCAGCATTCGGGGGCGTTCATCACGTTCACGCTCATCATTCTGCGCATTACTCTGGTAATGCTATTGACATTAACGTAGGACGTGGTGTATATGAAGCTCGCTCAGGATATGCAGGTCGTTTTGATCGCTTAGCATCCAACCTAAGAGCAGAAGGTTATACTGTTCTATGGCGAACTGCTGGTCATTACAACCATATGCACGTACAGAGATAATATAAGTATAAGGGAGGCAATGTCCGTGCCTCCCTTTTTATCATGGAGGCAAACTTGAACATAGAAAAAGAGGATAAGAACATAGATATTCCCAACATAGAAGATCATCATTATTATCTTTTTAATTCAACTTTTGATGCAGGTTCGACAGGCGAAGCAATGAAATTTATTCTTGCTCGCAATCTAATGAAGAAAGACCGCCCAAAGTTTATGAAGATGATTATCAACTCTCCTGGCGGCGAAGTTCCCTCAGCCTTTGCATTAATTGACACGATGAAAGGCTCAAAGATTCCGGTATATACATATGGACTTGGTGAAATTGCTTCTTGTGGTCTACTTACGTTCATGTCGGGAACGAAAGGACATCGCTACATTACTAGAAACACCGCTATTCTTTCCCACCAGTTTTCATGGGGATCTATGGGCAAAGAACATGAATTGATGGCATCAGTAAAAGAATTTAACAATACAAGTCAACGTCTTGTTGATCATTATAGAAAATGCACTGGCCAAACAGAAGCAGTTATTAAAAAGTATTTGCTACCACCAGAAGATGTTTGGTTGACGCCCAAGGAGGCAGTGAAGTATGGCATCGCAGACCAGATTGTGGACTTTTATTGAGTGGGCAGCAACCATAACTTTGATTATTGGTGTTGCTCTTACATCATGGAACGTATATCCAGCTAACATATATATGAGTGCATTAGGTAACTTTCTTTGGTTGCTTATGGCTTTGCACTGGAAGAAGTGGTCACTAATCACAATTCAAGTTTTTATTCTTTTAATATACGCTGCTGGCGTAGTTAAAGTTTTTATGGGAGTATAATATGTCAATGGTAATCGTATTGCTTTCTCGAATTCTAGAAGCAATTGAAGGCAAAAAGTCTGCAAAGCAGAAGCATTGTGGTATTGGATATAATGGAGTAAAGTAATGGCGATCATTCGTTTTAGTGATGAAGAAGTATTCGGTACAGACTCTCAGGAATATGAGATTCTAGTTAATGCAGTAGCTGCAGTAAAGCCAGATGTTCCTGGTGCTGTTGTTGAAATTGGTACTCGTCGTGGCGGATCCGCTAAGATGATTATTGACACTCTAGTTCATACTGGTAACAGCAACCGTTCTATGTTCTGCATTGATCCTTATGGTAACATCGAGATTGAATGCACCAATCTCAACATGACCATTCATAATCCAGATCGTGCGATCGAAGGCGATAAGATGTCTAAGGAATTGACTTCTCCTCAGCGTTTTGATTATGATAACACAATGCGTAATCGTATCATTCCTTCTCTATATTTCTATGCCTATAATGCTGGTCTAAACTTCTCGTTCTTCTGTCTAGAAGATCATGAGTTCTTCAATCGTTATGGCGATGGCGTTCCAGTATATGATAACGTCAAGAAGTATGAGAATGAATATGCTTTCGTATTTTTTGATGGTCCACATGATAACAGCGCTCTACATCTAGAAGTAGACTTCTTTGTCCAGCGAGCACCAGCTGGTGCTGTGTATGTATTCGATGACATCTGGATGTACGATCATGATGAGATCGTAGAACAGAAGTATCTATTCCCTAATGGGTTTGAGGTTCTTGAGAAGAGTAAGATCAAGGCGTCTTACATCAAGACCAAGTGATATAACTCTCTGGAATTATAAATAATACATAACATTCCGGAGGAAACATGCTGAATTTTAGCGATTATCTGACTGAGATAAAACTCACTCTTCAATATCACGATGAGTTAAACTCTAAGATATGGAAAGACGAAGATAAGATCAAACCAGAAGTAAGACAGGCTCTTATTAAGTTTGGTCATGCTTGGGCAGAGTTCGCTAAAATTCCAAAGTCAATGATCCAAGATATCGTTATGACAGGTGGCAATGCCAACTACAATTACACTGGCAAGTCTGACATTGACGTTCATCTAATCGTAGATCGTAGCAAATTATTCAGCGACCCAAAGTTTGTAGAAGAATATCTACAGGATAAGAAGTCTCTATGGACTCTTACTCACAATGTAGATGTATATGGTTATCCTCTAGAACCTTACGCTCAGGATGACGATATTAAATATCCAAAGAACCAAGGCGTATATTCATTACAGAATGACAAGTGGGTTGCCAAACCACACAAAGTAGATTATGATTTTCAAAACGATCATCTACTTAAACAAAAAGTCTCACATTATATGCATGCTATTGACCATATGATTAAGCATCACATGGGCGAAGAATCATTCAACAATATGAAAGTTAGATTCAAAAACATGCGAACTGCATCTCTACAACAGTATGGAGAATTTGGTAGAGAGAATCTTGTATTTAAAGAGCTACGTAATCGTGGCTACATTGACAAGATGAATAAATACGAGGCTTCATTAAAAGATAAAGAGCTCTCCTTAAAATAAGAGTTTACTTTTACCCTAGAATTTAGTATAATATAATCTGTCTAAATGTGGAGGTTGTTATGAACATGAGTAGTGATCTAGAATTTATGGTAGAGACAGACATGATCGAGCACGGATATAATCCTTACAATCCTGCCGATGTTAATTTATATTGGGAGGAATACTTCGATGGCAATTGAAATTTATTCAAAAAATAACTGTTCGTTCTGCGATCAAGCAAAGCAGATGTTAAAGATTCATGGTAAAGATTTCGTTGAGTACAAGTTGGATGAAGATTTTACTCGGGAAGTTCTACTAACAAAGTTTCCAGAAGCTAAGACGTTTCCTATCATCGTTCTCGACGGTTTCAATATCGGTGGGTTCGAACAGCTAAAGCGTCATCTTACTGAAGAAACTTCAGATCATCGAAAGATTCTATTGGAGAACAACTAATGGCCTACGAGCGTGACGTGCTACTACAAGACCTACGTAAGAATGTAATGAATGTTTTCTTTACAAAGGTCAATGGCGACAAGCGTGAGATGCGTTGCACATTGATGCCAGAACTTCTGCCGCCTAACTACGTTAATGAACAGGCAGAAGAAAAAGATTTCCACGACAAGAACCAAGAAGTTCTTGCTGTTTGGGATGTGATGAAGGGTGGATGGCGTTCATTTCGCATCGACTCCGTAGAGTATGTTGAAATTTTAGATCCTTATCAATACACTTAGGAGATGTAAATGAACGAAAAGACTTATTGGGGGCATCATCTTATAATTAATGCAGGTGATTGTAACCATTCCACTATCACAGATTACAACACAATCCATCAGTTCGCTAAACAGTTAGTGAAGCAGATTGACATGGTTGCTTATGGCGAACCACAGATTGTTAAGTTTGGTCACGGAGACAAGCAGGGATATACTCTTGTTCAACTTATTGAAACAAGTAACATCTGTGCACACTTTGTTGATGAAACAAACGATGCCTACATTGATGTCTTTTCATGTAAGCCATTCGACGAAAAGGTTGTCATCAATCTAGTAAAGACTTTCTTTGAAGCAAAGAAGTTTGATACATTGTTTATTGATAGGCAAGCATAACACATTAGGAGTTTGTTATGGAATTTATTTGGTCTGACTTCGATCCGATGTCAGCAGTTGCTATTAAAGCACGTGAAGCTAAACAGGTAAATGGGCCAGAGTATTGGCCAACGATGCGGGAAGTGTTTAAGCATGATTGTGCTACGCTCCCGCTCAATCGTTTTAGGTTGTGGGCTTCTTGCCACAACGTTCCTTTCATTACACAGTATAGAACATCCCGTTTCGTTGGCGAAGCATTCTATCATGCTGCACGAAACGAAGAAATCGCAGAGGCTCTTCAGGAAAACTGGATTGGAGCTCCTGAACATATCCGACCAGAACTTCGAGTAACTTCAGATTTTGATACATCGATGCAGCGTATCCAAGATATTGCTCATCTATGCATTACTGGTTTCGCTGATAAGCTAAAGAATATGGAATCAATCGTTGAGATTGGTGCTGGTTATGGAGACATGTGTTCGGTTGTTCATGCTCTAGGTTTCAAAGGTAAGTATACCATTGTAGATATTCCAGAGACTCAACCAATTCAGGCACACTATCTTGGTAAGCAGGGTATCACTCCGGAGTGGTCATTCGAAGATGACAATGTAACTCATGCTGATCTTGTTATTGCTACATGGTCATTGTCAGAAACACCAGTCGAATATCGTAATGTTTTGATGCCAAAGATTGACAAATCCAAAAATTGGCTTATACTAGCACAGTCAGCTGTGTTCGGACTAGAAGTCAATGATGATTACTTCAATAACTTTTTCATGGATAAGAATGTAGAGAAGATTCCTCTTGTTAGTGATGGTCTAAACAAGTGGGACGGAGGGAATATGTATTATGTTGTACGGAGCGAGTAAGTTTACAGGTTACGCAGTACCAGAACAATGTTATACTGCTAACTCTACTGAAAAGTGGAGACCAAACATTGGTATTACGTTCGGCACGTTTGATCTATTTCATGCTGG